AAAATGCTCGGTTAGCCATGGAGCGGTTAGATGACATGGTGGCTGTGTTCGCCGAAACCGGAACGGTGGGAGTAGAAAAATTGGCTACGGGATTTGAAAATCTGGGACAAACAGTTACCGACGTGGCCCGGTATGCTTTTGGGCAGTTTTTCCAAGACGTGCTAACTGGACAAAAATCCGTGGGCGACGCTCTACTCGATTTACTATCTTCTTTCCTGGATAATATTGCCAATATGTTTGCTTCGATCGCCACTAACAGCCTTTTTAATTGGATCGGTGGGTTGTTTGGTGGGGGTGGAGGTTTTTCTTTTGGTGGGTTATTCAATGGGGGGGGTGGGGGTGTCCCCGATATTTTTGGCGGGGGAGCTACTTTTAGCACGATAGCTTTACCCGGTTTTGCTAAGGGAGGGCGGGTTTTTGGGTCGCCTGGTATTGATAAACTGGTAGCCCGATTATCTAATGGCGAGTTTGTGATCACTGCTGATGCGGCAGAATATTGGGGGGATGATTTTTTGAATTCGGTTAATAACAAAAAATTGCCTGATTTAAATTTTAATACCTCAGCTAATCCTCAAAAAAACCAACAAAACACGACAATTATTAACAATAACGTTAGCGTCTCGACTCCTAATCTAGGCGGGTTTAAACGCAGTGAGCGGCAAATCGGACGGCAGCTTTCCGAGTATTCGTCAAGGTAAATTATGAAAACTATAGCTAATTCTTTACAATCAGTTTTAGGTTCGCAGGTGCGATCAATTACTCGCTGTCTGCTAATTACCCGTAGGGATGGGCAATCTTTTGGCTTTACGGAATTAGATCGAGATTTAACTTTTGCAGGGATAACCTTTAAATCTTTTGGGGGATTAGATCCAACAGCGATCCAGTCGGATCTAAGTTTTGAGCCTAATAATATTGAGTTTGCTTCTTTTCTGACAACAGACGGCATAAAAGCCACGGATTTAATGCTAGGGCTTTTTGATTATGCTAGAGTACGTTTTTTCATGGTAAATTATCTTGATTTGCCGACAAGTTTTACTGAGTCACCGCCTAAATTTTTAGCTTTACCTGTGCGGATTTTGGGCAAGGTAAAATTTACTGATAATAATTTTACGGCAGAATTGATGGGTTTAACTCAATTTTTAGAAGGGCGGATCGGAGATGTGACCTCTAAGACTTGCCGGTATGAGTTTGGCGATGCGCGTTGTGGGGTTAATATTTCTACTTTTGAAACTAATATTGCAGTTACTACTAATCGAGATAATTTGAGTTTTTACACTAGCTGGGGAGGAGAAAACGATCGTTTTACAGGCTCTAAAGCCACTTGGCTATTAGGGGCTAATTCGGGGGTAGAATTTACCATTATTAGGCAGTTAGGCAATACCTTTTTTTTGGCTGCGCCATTGCCTGTAAATCCTAGTAATGGCGATACTTTTTTAGTAATTCCTAATTGTCAGAAAAGTTTTGATAATTGCCACGGATTTAATAACATTCTCAATTTTGGTGGGGAGAATAAATTACCTGGATTAGATGCAATGATTTCTGGAGAAAATCAAGATGGATAAAAATTTAATTATTGAAAAAGCAAGGGAGTTTATTGATACCCCTTACGAGCATCAGGGAAGGCTTAAAGGAATTGGTATTGATTGCTGTGGATTAATTATTTGCGTAGCCCATGAATTGGGTATATCTGATTACGATATTGGCCAATACGACCGATGGGCTGACGGAGTGGATTTAATAAAAGAATTTACCTCGGAATGTATTCCGATAAACGATTGGGAGCCAGGAGATATTTTAATTTTTACAATTGGCAAAATCCCCCGTCATTGTGGGATAGTTGGAGTGGCTGACAATAATCTAACTTTAATTCATGCTTATTCTACCATAGGCAGATGCGTAGAGCATAACTTGGATAAAGTTTGGTTAGACAGAATATTTCAAGGCTTTGCTTTGAAATCAAAAGATTTATACCAAACAAATGTGTTTTCGCAATCTTGACAGTAAAACTGTAAATTAAAAGCGTGAGTGTAAGTAAGTGCATAAAATCTAGTTCCGTAGCATTTAGGGCAATGTTTGCCGGTGGGTTTATCTGCCATGAGTTTTAGTGAAGAAAGATTAGACTTAGGATACGACTACGGCACGGTGGCGACGATTACCACCAAAACCTCTATTATTGAATCTAAAAACGGCACAGAACAAAGAACGACACAATGGTATCAGCCATTGCTTCAATTTAATATTGGAGAAAGATCAGAAATTAACGATCAGCTAGATCAACTTATTGCTTTCTATCAGGCGCGTAAAGGTGCTTATCAAGGCTTTCGATTTAAAGATTGGAGTGATTATCAATTTAGCACGATAATTACTCTAAATACTAATAAGCAAGCCCAGTTATTTAAAGCTTATTTTGTGGCAGGATTCACGGTCAAGCGGCCTTTGGTCAAAATTGTACCCGGATCGATTCTGGTTTCGGTGGGGAATTCCCCAGTGACGACGGGATGGACTGTAAATTTTAACACTGGCATAATTACCTTTGATCAAGTCCAGACAGAGCCAATCCAAGTATCAGGGGAATTTGATGTACCCGTGCGATTTGCTACTGATAAAATCAATTTGAGATTTGAAGCTTTTGAGGCTTGCGAGCCAGAATCAAACCTTAAGCTTTTTAGTTTAGAAAATTTAAGTTTAACCGAAATACGAATCAATCCACTGCTTGCTCTATCTCTTGATCAGATACCCCAATCTCTTGATCATGTAATTAATTTGGGATACGATTACGGCACAATTGGCGGCATTGAGTTTGCTACTAAAATCAATCAATCAGTATCGGGACAGGAGCAAAGAATCAGCGAATGGGCTACCAGTCGGGGAAGTTGGGAGGTGGGAGCGCGAACCCTGATCAAATCTGATTTAGACTATTTAATTAGTCTATTTCGGGTGTGCCGGGGAAAAGCCGTTGGTTTTAAATATTTTGATTGGGGAACTGAAAGCCAAATAAATGTTAGGTTTGGCGAAGATGCGATCGCTTTTAGATTTGATGCCATGGAAGCGGAAAAAGTAATTTTTAATCTTTCAGGTGTCCCTTTGTATAAATTATGATCAAGATAATTTAATTAGTGTATTCTGATGAATGATAAAAATCGGTATTATATTGGGCAAGGCAAAGTTTATGCTGGCGTGCGAAGCTGTGCCGGAATGGTCACGAATGGGCTTCGCTATTTAGGCAATTGTCCAGAACTGCGAATAATGCACAATATAGATTACATTACTCACAAGGAAAGCACGACAGGGCAAAGGAATAAAGATTTAGAGCTACCGCGAACAAAAGAAGTGATGGCTCAAATCACAATGGAATCGTGGGATTTAGATAATTTAGCTTTGCTTACCACCGGCATTGCTAGTGAGATTGTCGAAACAACAGTTACTAACGAAACCGTGCGATGCCCAAGCGTTAAAGGGTCGTGGGTTCCATTAGCAAATATTAATTTAACCAGTTTTACAAGTTTAGGAATCTTAGTTAAAAACACGGATTATACCGTAGATTTAAAAGCTGGCATGATCTACTTTACCCCCACTGGAGGGGCAACAATTAATACTGATTATGCGGCTTCTTATACTTTTGATGATACAGAAAAAATAATTCCTTTTAATCAATTATTGCAGAATGAATATTTTTTGCGGTTTGCGGGATTAAATACAGTAGAAAACAATACGCCGGTAGTAATCGACGCTTTTCGAGTTAGCTTTAGGGCGACTGAGGAACTTCAATTAATAACTCAAGAGGTAACACCAATGCAGGTGCAAGCCGCAATTTTATTTGATTTGGCGCAGACTGATAGTCCTTTTTATTTAATAAAAATTGCTCCTAGCTATGGTGAAGCCTCTGAGCCTGAGCCTGATCCCGATCCTTTTGTCCCTGATGCCGATCCTTTTGTCCCTGATGCCGATCCTTTTGTCCCTGATGGTATTTACTGTCAATTTAATGTAAGCGGTTTTCGCCCTGTGGATACAATAGATGGGGAGTTTATTTATTGCCTTTTTGATTTGGCTAATTCAGGATTTGATAGATCACTTGATTAGGAGGTTAATCCTTGCGTCCAG